TTGCCTGCCAGCTGGCTGGAACAGCGGCGGTGGGAGGATGAGGTGGCTGCGGTTTCCACCGGACGCAAACCCGATGCCCAGGAGATCGCCGCGGTCAGGAGGTTGATGGAAGATGGTTAAGATACAGGAGCACCCGGAAATCGCCCGGGTACTGGCTACCGGAGAGGTGGCGCAAGTGCGGATATTTGGGGAAACGGAGGAGGATCGGATGTACGAGGAACAAAAAGAGAAGGAACTGTTTTCCCAGCCGGAGGAGGCTGTGGAGAAAAATCCCTGTGCAGACTGCTGGCGGGAGGCTGTTTGCGACAACGGCTGTGAATCCTGGCGAAGCTATTATGTTCGCCGGCAGCGCAGGATCCAGGCGGCGGCGAAGCTGCTGCGGCAGGGGGGAACGCCCGCACAGTCAAAAAGCAAAGTAATTTGTCGGAGGGAGCGCCAAGGAGGAAGGGAGCGGGAGGTGTTTGCCTACAGCCATCCCGACCATGTGCGGCGGTATCTGGGGAAAAGTCCCTGCGTTGGCTGTCCTCTGGCAGAGGGCTGCGGCATCCCCTGCGGGCGGTATCTGCATTGGTACGATGCCCGGATGGCCTGGGCAAGAGCAAGGGTGGAGCTGGCGATTCACGAATCGCCCCTACGGGAAGGACGGTAGGGGCTGCCAATGACCGCCCGCGGGAGGGTCTTGACCCTCCCCTACGGGAAGGGGAAGTGTTTGAGAGGAAGAAAGGAGAATTTTTATGGATATGCGGGAACTGGCAAAGGACCGGCTGCGGCAATATGCGCCGAAAGCCGCGGCAAAGGAAAATTTGTCCGACGAGATCCGGGAACTGGAATACCGGCGCAAAAGCTTAGGCGGCGGGATCCAGGAGGTGCCGGGCGGGAAAAAAGATCCCGGCGGACGGGAAAATATGCTGCTCAGCTGCATTCAGCGGCAAAATGCTTTAAAGGAGGAGCTGTATCTGACCGGGCGGTGGCTGTCCCGGATGGACCGGGCCTTGGGGGCGCTGACAGAGTCGGAGCGGGAGATTTTGGACAGCTTGTACATATATCCGGAAAAGGGGGCGGCGGAACAGCTGGCATCCCAGCTGCAGGTGGATCTGAAGACGGTGTATTACCGAAGCAGTGTGGCTCTGCGGAAATTTACCACCGCACTGTGGGGTGGTGTGGAGCTGTAGGCGTTTAGAAAAAATTGGGTTGAAAAACCTAAAAAATCTGCTATAATATGGACAATCGAAGAAAAGGAAAGAGCCTGGGGTAAACGCCTCTGGCTCTTTTTTGCGTGGTGGGGAAGGTTTGGCGGGGGATTCGTGAATCGCCCTTACGAAAAGGGGCGGCTGTGCTGCGTTGCAGACCACCTCATCCGTCAAAAATCGAAGATTTTTGCCACCTTCCCCTCAAGGGGAAGGTTTGCGGGGGATTCGTGAATTGGGCCTGCTTATTCACGATTACGGATTACTTTAAAAAGGGGGTGGGCGGGTGCTCACGGAAAAACAGGAGAAATTTATCCGGCAGCTGCTGGAGGGGCAAAGTCAGGCTCAGGCCTACCGAAATGCCTATGATGCCGCCGGGATGTCGGACGATTCGGTCTACAAGGAGGCGGCGCGGCTGATGCGGAAAGCGGAGATAAGGAAGCGGCTGGCGGAGCTTCGGAAAGAACTGGAGGACGCGGCCATCGCGGGAGCCCGGGAACGGCTGGAATTTTTGACCCAGGTGATCCGGGGAGAGCGCCCGGTCACCGATAAGCTCAAAGCGGTGGATCTGATGAACAAAATGACCGGCGCCTACAGCCAGAAGCCGGAGCCGGAAGCCGATGTGACGGTGGTGGTGGAGCTGAAGGGGTAGGTTTGCGGGGGATTCGTGAATCGCCCCTACGAAAAGGGGCGGCTGTGCTGCGTTGCAGACCACCTCATCCGTCAAAAATCAGAGATTTTTGCCACCTTCCCCTCAAGGGGAAGGTTTGCGGGAGGGTCTTGACCCTCCCCTACATGAAGGGGGAAGTGGATGCAAGTCAAAATACAGATATCCAAAGAAATATTCAATGACATTTATTTACCGTTCCTGGACAACCGGGACCGGTATCTTGTTTTTTATGGGGGCGGCGCTTCCGGGAAAAGCTTTTTCATCGCCCAGCGCTACATCTATCTGCTGCTGAAGCAAAAGCGGTGCAATCTTTTGGTGGTTCGAAAAACCGGTGATTCCAACCGGCGCAGTACCTTCCCTTTGCTGAAGCAGGTGATCAGGCTTTGGGGACTGCTGCCCTGGTTTAAGATCAACGAAAGCGACCTGCGGATCCTTTGCCGCTGCACCGGAAACGAGGTTTCCTTTGCGGGGCTGGATGACGTGGAGAAGATCAAGTCCGTCACCTTTGAAAACGGAGAACTGACGGACATCTGGGTGGAGGAGGCCACGGAATGCAGTGAGTCTGACATCAATCAGCTGAAGGTGCGGCTTCGGGGCGGTACCTCCTCCAAGCAGATGCTTCTCAGCTTTAACCCGGTGAACATCCGCCATTGGATCAAAGGGCATTTTTTAGACAGTGGTCTTGCCACTGTCTGTTTTTCTACCTATAAGGACAACAAGTTTCTGTCAGATGCTGACCGGAAGGCCCTGGAGGATCTGAAAAACAGCGACGAATACACCTATCAGGTCTACTGCCTGGGCAGGTGGGGCGTTTTGGGCAAGACGGTTTTCGACGCAAAAGCCATTCACAATCGGCTGCAGCAGCTGCTGCCCCCGAAACGGGTGGGGCAGTTTGTCTACGATTACGACGGCATGAAGATCACAAACATCCGCTGGCAGGAGGATGAAAACGGATGCATCCGCATTTACCGGCTGCCCCGGAAACAGGACCGGTACTGCATCGGCGGGGATACCGCCGGGGAGGGCAGCGACTTTTTCACCGGCCATGTGTTGGACGCGAAAACCGGCCTGCAGGTTGCACGGCTGAAGCACCGGTTTGATCCGGATCAGTATGCCAGGCAGATGTACTGTCTGGGAAAGTTTTACGGGGATGCCCTGATCGGCATCGAGGCCAACTTCGACAGCTATCCCATTATGGAGCTGCAGCGGCTGGGGTATCTTTGGCAGTATGTTCGCCAGATCCCCGACACCTACACGGGAAAGCTGGAGAAGCGGTTCGGTTTTCGTACCACTGCGGTGACCCGGCCGGTGATATTGTCCCGGCTGCTGGCGGTGGTGCGGGATCACTGCGACACCATCTGCGATCAGGGGACGCTGGAGGAGCTTTTGACCGTGGTACGCAACCAGCAGGGACGGATCGAAGCCCCGGCGGGAGGACACGATGACGACATGATGGGTCTTGCCATCGCCCACGCTATCCGGGAGCAGGTGGTGTTTTTGCCGGATTCCGAAGGGGAAGGTTTCGGACCGTCGGGGAGGCCGGTCCCTACAGCGGGAGAGCGGATCACGGTGGTGTGATTTTGCCGGGGGAAGGCTTAAGACTGTTAATGAAAATATGGGAGGTATTATGGACAAGCAGCAAATTAAGGAAACGCAGGTTTTTGCGTTATACGAAAAGGGCCGGGAGTATCACCGGCGCATGGGGATCTACCGGGATTCCGACCGGAACTACCGGTTCTACAACGGCAACCAATGGGAGGGCGCCAAGCTGGGAGAGGTAGAGCCGGTTCAGAAAAACTTTATCAAGCCTATCGTCAAGTACAAGGTCTCGGTCATTCACGACAACCTCTACGCCATCCATTATTCTCCCCGGAGCCACGGCGGCAGCCGGCAGGAGGGGCAGCTTTGCCGGTTGCTCAACAACTACGCTGCCGGGGTCTGGGAGAAGGACCGGATGGATTTCAAGGGCCGCCGGGTCACCAAGGACGCGGCTATCAACGACGAGGGCATTATCTACGTGGATTTTGACCGGGAAACCATGATGCCGGTGAACGAGATCGTGAAGAAAGCCGACATCTACTACGGCAACGAAAATGACGATGATATCCAGAGCCAGCCTTACATCCTGATCCGCCGGCGGCTGCCGGTGGCGGCTGCCCAGGAACTGGCGGAGCGGTTCGGCTGCCGGGAGAAGGACCGGATCGCTCCCGACAGCGACACCGGGGAGGAAAGCGGCGATGCCGCCAAGCAGGAAGTGGATGCCATGGTCACGGTGGTCTACAAGCTGTACAAAAAGGAGGGCAGGGTCCATTTTTCCGCGGCTACCCGGCATGTACAGCTGGCAAAGGACCGCAACACGGGACTAAAGCTGTATCCCGTTGCCCACTTTAACTGGGAAGAAAAAGAGGGCAGCGCCCGGGGCGAGGGCGAGGTGCGGTATCTGATCCCCAACCAGATCGAGGTCAACCGCACCGAGGTCCGCCGGGTGCTGACGGTGAAGTATCAGGCATTTCCCCAGAAGGTGGTGGATGTGTCCAAGGTGGTCAATCCTGAGGCCCTCAGCACCGTTGGCGGCACCATCCGCACCAACGGGCAGACGGTAGAGGATGTCCACAAGATCGTGGGCACGCTGCCTCCCGCCCAGATGTCGCCGGATGTGCGGCAGCTGCAGGAGGATCTGATCCGGGTAACCCGGGATCTGGCCGGTGCAGGTGACAGCGCCACCGGTCAGATCAATCCCGAAACCGCTTCCGGCCGGGCCATTCTGGCGGTGCAGCAGGCATCTCAGGCACCCATGACCGAGCAGAAGGAAAGCTATAAGAATTTCCTGGAGGATCTGGCCCGGATCTGGCTGGAATATCTGACGGTGCACTGCGGGGATACGTTGGAGCTGGAGGATATTCAGATGGATCCCGAGACCGGGGAGCAGCAGGTCAAGCCCGTAACGGTCACCGGGGAGCAACTGCGGCAGCTGCGCTCCACCGTCAAGATCGATGTGACCCCCAAAGGTGTCTTTGACCGGTTCGCCCAGGAGCAGACCATGGAAAATCTGCTGGTACAGGGTTTATTCCAGGCTCAGCGGGTAGGGGAACTGGAGGTTTACGCCAATGTATTGGACGATGACGCGGTTGCGCCCCGGGAGAAGATCCGCCAGGCGGTGGCGCTGATCAAGGGAGAGCAGCGGCGCATCGCCGAGATCCAGGCCAAGGCCCAGCTGCTGCAGCAGCAGACAAAGGAGCTGCTGGCACAGGCCGGAGCGCAGAAAGGGGAATAAATGGGGCTTAAGCAGTTAAGGCCCGGAGGGCAGAGCTATGCCGTGGGTTTATTTGAGGAAAGTGAGCCTGCGGCGGTGAAGTCTACGGTCAAGACACAGACCGGGCAGGCGGCTGGTGCTGGGGCGGCGGGTACATACCAAGGGGCCCAGCCGAAAACCCAAACGGTAAAAACCCAGCCGGTAAAAACCCAGCCGGTGACGGTGACGCAGCCGAAGGTGGAGCCGGTAAGATCTGCGACAGCGACCCAGCCAAAGCAGGAAGTGCCTAAGGCAGTCT